CGTTGTTATTACTGATGTGAATTGGCCCAACCAGTATTTCGATTCTGAGTGGGGTGAAGCAAAGCCTGTGTTCGCACGCTATACACGTAATGTGTTAAGTGACGGACCGCTCGGCAACACCTACAAAGAAGGAGATCGGGTTGTGCGCTGGTTTGACAAAGTGCAACGTCATCAAAGCGCAACGAGTGCGAGGAAGGTTAAGTCTAAACGGCTTGATTTTATTCGCCCGTGCGTGGTATCATGGAGCTATCGAACGGGGCCTACAACACCTCGGATGATGGTTAAGTCGACATGGTACAAGCCGCTTGTCCAGGGTTTTGTTGCTTTCCCTGGATATCCGGCGAGTCTCAGTGCTATACCTCTTGCAGCACAGCGGTTCTATCGAAATGCGTACGACAAACTCGATAAATTCGAGGGCGCATCAGAGTTGTTTGAACTGCGTGAAGTGCGAGATGCCCTCCATGGGCCACTTAGGGCCATCAAGGATGCAGTAGAGTCCTTGTATGACCTGGCGAAGCGTCCAGTAAAAACTGCGAAAGGCTTTGCACGTGGCGCCGCGGGTGCGTGGATAGCAACACAGTTCGGATTAAAGCCTATTGTCAGCTCGCTCTCTGAGTTAGCTAGCAAGATGCAGGCTTTAGCTACATCCGACCTGTTTGTGAAAGTACGCGGAGGGGCGAAGGAGCTGGAATCCCAGTCTTCAACGTCTTCTCTTCAGGGTGTACCCTTTGATGGGTATCTTACAATCCCCTGTACCCGTTACCAAGTCGTATCCACACGTACAAGTATCGTTGGTGAAATGGTTGTGAAGGCGAACCCTATTGGCAACATCAAATACGGGTTTGACCCCGCGTCATGGATCCTCGGTGCTTGGGAAGTGATTCCGTGGAGTTTCTTGGTGGATTATGTGATCCCTGTTGGGGATTACATAAAGGCATGCTTTAGTCGGAACACTGACTTTGCATGGACGTCATCAACCACCCTTTATAGCGTTAAGGTGGGTGTCAAGAGTGGCGTTCCCCAACAATCAAATCAAGGTGCCCAACCGGGCATTGATGCGAGAGTGGGGTCCTGGACAGCTGGTGAATTAAAAGCAGAAACGAGGATGTTGGTGCGTTCGGCTGCGCCTTTGTTGGCCTTCTTACCGAAGTTCGACATTAGTAACAGTCCTTATGCACTTGCAAACTCGCTCAGCCTACTTATCTTGCAACAGAAGAAGTGGGTCCCCCAAAAGCTTGTGAAAGAGGGATACCTCTACGCGCAAGCCTCAACCTGGAGGTAACGATGAGCTTTACGCCATCAACCCCAGTCACGGGAGCTGCTGTGACGGGCCTAACGAGCCCGACATATACCCTGACTGCTGATACTGCACCGGCCGTAAACGCTAAACAGTACTACGTTAGCGCGCTTGGTGGCACTCAGACTGGTGTTACTACTCACTCTGTGAGTAGTCCCTTCACTGTGGCGATGTGGCGACCTTTGATCCTGAAGGCCGTTGCGTTTTTCTCGTCATTGATCGGCTTCAAGCAGGCAAACCCTATTAACCGTTATTCGTACGTGGTTATTAAGGGAGCTACTCCTGCTTCGGGTGCTACAGCACAAAACATCGTGATGAAGTGCTCGATCGAGATTCCCGCCGGCGTAGAAACTTACGACGTCGTGAATTTGAAGGCTGCGATTTCGCTATTTGGCGGTGTTGTATTCGCCAATGCGACCGGAATTAGTGACACGTTTGCATCCGGTACGCTGTAGCGTTGTCCGATGGTGGAGATTCCCCCGTCGGATGTCCTCGCGTTTAGGAAAACTGTAGCGCGCGATAACTTCGCAATCTACTGGCAACTTAGACGCAGGCGTCCAGGCATCGAAGCTGTAAGCTACTTGAAGGATAGTGTTTTCACGAGATTTCGTGGAGCATCATCTGACATAGATTTAGACGCAAGTCTTCTCTGTGTCAACTTCGGGCTGCGAGTCTGGGTGGAGCAGCGCGGCGTGTATTATTTTGTAAACGCCGCAACCATCTGGCCTGATGTAACTACTAACCTCCCTTACATGCATCAATGGGAGGTCCTTCGTCTCGTTCACGCGTGAATACGCAGAGGAGATTGGATATGCCTATATCGGCAGATTCACTGCAACAAATGTTGGAGCTGGACCTCAACAAGCTTGACTGGGAAACCATGTCTAGCGAATTGAGGTTCGCCGTTCTTAATCTACGCAAATGCCTCATAAGCAAATGCATAGATGTCGAGGAGCCAGATGCACTCTCCAAGACAATTGACGGCTTCGAACTCAGTTTGCGGATTTGCCGCGACTGGCGTCTCGAGTGTGCTACAGCTAGGGATAAACTCCTGGTTGATAGGTTTCGGCGGCTAGCTACCGTCGAAGACCTGGGTATGTCGTTCGTAAGCTGGGGCGAATGCTTCCAGCGTGGGACGATGGGCTCAGGTAGGTCCGCTGGCACAAAGGCAAGGGACTTCTACTCGAAGTTCTTTGATGGCGTGTTAACAACCACACATGAGTTCCTTATACCGCTGTACAAGCGGTACATTACCCATTTTCCCGAGTGGGAGCGTGGCGAGAAGTCTCGCTCGTTGGCCCACGGGGAGGTGCGGGTTGTTGCTGGAGCCGTAATGAGTACTGTTGCTAAAAAGCGCACTATTCGGCGTGTCACTGTCAAGCAGGCCTCGTTGGACATGTTTTTCCAACTTGGCCTTGGTTCGCTAATCACGGATCGCCTTAAAATGCTTGGCATCACGTTAAGCGACCAGCCCTATAGGAATATGCAGCTAGCACGACAGGGGTCGATTGATGGCAGTAATGCCACCATAGACCTCAAGAATGCTAGTGATCGTATTTCTACGAAAATGGCGATGGAATTTTTCCCACGCCTTGCTGGTTTCTTTCAGACTGTGTCGTCGTACCGTGCATCATACATGGATAAAGTCTATGACTTGACCATGCTTGGTAGTATGGGGAATGGGGCTACTTTCCCGTTCCAGACACTTCTGTTTGCAACTGTGGTCCGTGCTGTACTTCAGTTACACGGCTTGAAAAGGCAGTGTGGCAAAGAGTGGGGCGTATTCGGTGATGACATTGTCATTCCGACGCAGATATACGCAGACGTTGTGCGACTCTGTGAGATCCTCGGTTTTGAAGTCAACATGGATAAGAGCTACGATACCGGTAGCTTTCGCGAGTCCTGTGGCGGTGACTACCTTAACGGGCACGACGTGCGAGGTCTGTACGTCAAGTCATTGAAGCTACTACAGGACAGGTACAATGCAGCTAATCGACTGCTGTTCTGGTCGGCCAAGTTTGCGGTTGATTTTCCGCTTAGCTTGGGACACCTCCTTGATGGTTTACCTGATAGGTTCATCCCCCTTTGGGGGGACGTAAACGGTGGGTTGCGTATGCCTTGGGGTTGTACGAGAATGCGCACAGGCTACCAAGCCTGGGTGCCTATCGTACAGCGTCGGGCACTACCGATGGAAGGTGATGCAGGAGACTATATCGCTTTTCTTGGTGGATACCTCCGTACTGATCCAATACCCTTTGAAGATAACCAACCTTCGAGGGCGTGGGTGACGTGCGTGCAACAGGGCTACATTGGACAACCGAAGAAAGACGCAAGTCTGGAATCGGTACTCGACAGTAACGACGTCGAGGTCCCGTATAGCTTAGAGTGGCGTAACTGTCCCGAAGCAATTTGGGAT